TACCGTCAACAACACGCTTGCAACTATTGCTGGTTATGTCGATACCGAAGTCGCCGCAATCAAGGCGAAGACGGATCTGATTCCGGCAGACATTGGATCGGTTTTAGTTGCCGCAAACGTCAACCAGAGAACCGTGTCGGTAACTGGATCGAATCATATTGCGGCCGACATCCACGAGTTCCAACCTGGTGTAATAACGGCAGCAGATTTCGCCGCTGGTGCGATCGATGCTAATGCACTAGCAGCGGATGCATCAACAGAGATTGCTAACGCAGTTGCGGCAACGCAGGCACTATCTCGCATCGACTCAATGATCGAATCTGATGGTGCTGGTCAATTCCGATTTGACACGATTGCTTTGTCTATGGCACCAGCCGGAGGTGGTGGTGGCGGCACCGATTGGACGTCCAATGAGCGGACTGCCATCAGATCGATTCTTGGCTTCGACTCAAACGGAACGGTATCACTTCCAACCGTTGGCGTAATGGATGCGATCAAGGATAAGACGGATTTGATCACATCAGATGGAATTAGCGTGCTAGAGGATCGCGTCAACGAATCGACGATCACTATGCAGTACAACGAATCCACGACTGCGAGCGTAAACCTTGATGAAGATACAACGTCTGCCACGTTGCAGTTTGTCGTGTCTCGTCCAGATGGAACCGACGTTCTAACAATCGCAAACGGGTCGATCACAAGAACGGCGACAAGCTTTACGGTGACAATAACCACTGCCGTGACGGCAACGCTCGGCCAGTATGTATGGTCGCTTCGAGACATCACTGGCGGGACGAACCGAGTTGTCACCAAGGGTGTGCTGACAGTTCAAAACGCAGCGAGTGTGTGACATGAAGTTATGCAGATGCGGCGAGGTAGTTCGCGACAAATGCCCAAGGTGTTATAAACCTAGCAAGCGTTTTGAGAACTACTACACAAACGAACACAGGAAGGCATCAGAACGCTACAGAGCAGAGCATCCGCTTTGCGAGTTCTGCATGATGCGTCATGGAGTTATGTCCGCAAACCCATCAAGAGATTTGCACCACATAGTGAAAATCGTCGATAACCGCGACATGAAAATGGACTCGAACAATTGGCTCGCCCTTTGCAGGGACTGTCATCAAGAAATCGAAGGCAACACAAGCGTAGGTTACAATGTAAAACAGTGGAGCCTATCTAATTACAATGAGGTGATCAATGACAGGACGTAAACCACTAGCGTCGGCAATCCATGAACAATCGGGTGCCTACGCGAAGAACCCACAGCGCAGAAACAAAAACGAACCGAAGCCTTCTCCTGGTTGCCCAGACATGCCAGAAATCGTCCGTGTCGACCAAAAGGCTTCTGAATGTTGGGACCGGGTTTGCAGAAACCTCGATGACATGCGAGTTCTGACTAAAGCAGAATTGGACATTCTGACATGTTACTGCCTGGATTGGTCACAATTCTGCTGGCTTTGGGAAACGGTCAAGGAAGGCAATGTTGCAATCTATGACGACAAAGGGAAAGCAATTGTATCGCCAGCGGCAAATCAGATTCATAAGTATGCTGATCGATTGCTGAAGCGACAGGCTGAACTTGGATTGACTCCGAGTTCGCGTACAAGATTGCACGCTCCGCAAAAGGAAGAGGAAAACGAATTCCAACAATGGATGAACAGGGCAAACCTAAGTGATAACTAGCGGTATCTCAGCCAAGATCGATGCATATGTCTCTGGAGTAATATCCGGCGATATTGTTGCATGCAAGCGAGTGACGCAAGCTGCGCAGCGTTACGTCGACGATCTTGCGCGCCAAAACACCGACGAGTTTCCGTACTACTTTGATCGCAAATGGGCTACTCTGGTTTGCGAATTCTTCCCGTGCGTTCTCAAACATTCGATTGGCGAGTTCGCTGGAAGACCGTTTGAACTCGAGCCGTGGCAAGCGTTTTGTATATGGAACATATTTGGCTGGAAGCGAGCATCGGACAACTCTCGCCGGTTCCGAAAAATCTATTGGTCGATGGGACGTAAAAACGGAAAATCAAGCGTTGCCGCTGGTTTATGCTTGTTTCTGGCCTCTGGAGACATCGACCCAGCGACAGGAAAGCCAGAGGCCGTCGGTCAAGTGCTACTCGCAGCGACCAAGAAAGAGCAAGCGGCAGTTGTCTACGGCGAAGCAGAGCGAATGCGATCGCAGTCGAATGCTTTAAAGTCGATGTCTGATGTGAAGCATGAAACCATCACGTTTAAGCACAGCGGAACATACATTCGCAAAGTTTCGTCCGATAGGCCTTTGGATGGCATGTCCCCCTCGGCTGTTTGTATGGATGAAATCCACGCATGGGGGCATCATCACCGCAAATTCTACGATACGATGGTAACTGGTTCTGCCGCAAGAACCCAGCCGTTGCAAATTATCGTAACAACTGCTGGCGCGGATGATTCATATTTATGGCTAGAGAATTACGATTACGCTTGTCAAGTGTTGGACAAAAACTACAAAGACGAATCGTTGTTTGCAATTTGCTACGAACTTGATGCTGAAGACGATCCAGCCGATGAGAATCTGTGGATCAAAGCAAATCCGAACATCGGCATTTCTTGCTCGATGGACTATTTGAGGCAACGCTGGAACGAAGATAAGCACACCGCGATTGGCCGAAATCGTTTTATGCGATACCACGGCAATCGCATCGTTTCCTCTACCGAAAAAGCTTTTGATTTAGCAGACTTTGATAAATGCCATGGCGAACTTTCGGACTGGTCCAAGGCGGACGCAGTTGGAGCTGGCTGCGACTTGGGATCTCGAGACGACTTGGCAGCATACGGATTGTGCGCACGGTTCCCAATTGGCGAACAAGACGACGGAACACCGATCTATCGATATGAATTGAAGGTGCGATGTTTCATTGCCGAGGATTGCAGGCGCGATCTTTCCAGGAATCCGTTTGCACAATGGATATACCAAGGCAAGCTTGAAGTACACAAGTATCCGATTGCCGAGTTGCAAAACAAGCTTATCGCAGATTGCCAGGAACTTGGCATACGTCGAGTCGCATACGATCCGTATAACGGGCAGCAACTGTGCGAAAACCTTGAGCAAGAAGGAATCGAAGCGGCTCGCATGGCTCAGAACTCGACAAGTTTTAACGAGCCAATCCGCGATTTTATCCAGGCAATGAAGGACGGCAGACTTCGCTTTGATGATAAAGAACTGTTACGTTGGGCAGCATCTAACGCAATTATTGTGAGAGACAATGCTGATCGCTGGATGTTTGATAAAAAAACATCGTCTGAACAGAAAAACAATGCTAAAATCGACCCGATTGTAGCATCAGTTATGGCGTTCAGAATCTGTAGTAGAGAACAACACCGCGCAACTGGATCGCTCTTAATAACGTAGGGAGATGAAATGAAGAGTATTTTCTACCAGTTGGCAAAGTGGATGGGATTGTCCGAAGATGACGATTTTGCCCAAAAGAAATATATTGGCATCTCTGATGCTTTATCTCTGCCTCCTGTTTGGTACGCTCACAACCGAATTGTTGGTGATGTTGGTTTGCTGCCGCTAGACATCAAGAAGGCATCAGGAGAAGGTGCAGAGAACGACTATCGGCATCCTAGCTACAAGCTGTTCCGCGAAGCCCCGAACAGCATGCAATCGCCATCGCTATTCAAGGAGCAGGTTGCGAGCCATGCGATCATGTTTGGCAACGGTCGCGCAGCGATTGTCCGCGACCAATCTGGCACTCCGGTCGAACTGATACCGATTATGCCGGACAGAACCGTGACGGTAATCGTCGATGGTATCAAATACCATGTCACAAAACCGGACATGGATTCTTATGAGAATCTAATGTACGACTTCTCCGTTAACACTGATAAGTACGTCATCCTTGAAGACAAAGATGTCTTGCACATTACCGGGTTTAGCCACAACGGCGTAACCGGCATTGGATTACTGAACATCGGTCAAGATCTTTTTAGCATCGGCAAACGATCGCAAACCTACGTTGATACGCAACTAGGCAAGGGGTTCCGAGGCAAGCTGTTTATCGAAGCACCTGCCGGGATGTTCCGCGAAGAGTCAAAAGCTAGAGAGTTCCTTCAGCACTTCAACGAAACCGAGGCTGGTGCTGATAACGCTGGTAAGGCGGCGATGCTGCGAGAAGGCATGAAAGTCAACGCAGTAAGCGTAACGAACCAGGACTCGCAGTTTATTGAGTTGCAGAAGTTTACTCGTCAAGACGTTGGGATGCTGTTTGGAATCGAAGCAATGCCAGGAGATCCAGACGGTTCAAGCTATAACGGGCATGAGCAGAAAAACCTAGCTTACTTGGTTGCACTTGATCGATGGCTAGTAAAATTTGAAGAGCAGTGCGACATGAAGTTGTTGACTCAGTCGCAAAAGACTCGACGGAGTCACTTCCATAAGTTCAACCGCGCATCAATTCACCGAACTGATTTGCAAACGACGACCAGCTCACTGGCATTGCTTGTAACGCACAGAATCATGTCTCCAAACGAAGCTCGGGCGAAGCTGGACCTGAATCCTTACGAAGGTGGCGACGAGTTTGCTAATCCAGCAATCACCCCTGGGGCTCCGCAGCAAGACGACTCAGAATCTGACGCATCGCCAGGAGAAGACGAAACCAGCGAAGATGACGCATCGGAAGATGCTCAAGAGGAGCAAACGCAATCTTCGGCGATCGCTAGTCGCGCCGTGGAAGAAACAATTCGCAGTCTAATCAAGACCGAAGCGAATAACGCAATCGCAGGCGCAAAGTCCAAGAACTTCGGTGTCTGGATCAATAAGAACTATCCGAAGTGGGAATCAAAGCTGGCTGAAAAGCTAGAGGCACTAGGACTTGATCGCGACCTTGCAACTAAACATTGCCACGAAAGCGTTCAAGCTTTGTGCGGAATTGCCCTAAAAGAAACAGGCGACTTGCCGAAGGCTATTGCGGCCGAGGTGTCTACTTGGACAGATCGAACATTCAACCTGATGGGAATCAATAAATGATTGCAATCAACAAGGCTAAAAACGAATTGTTTGTAGACGGGGTTATCGGAGCGGACTGGACTGGCGA